CTCTTCTGCTTGCCTTTCCACATGTCACGCACGGCGACGTGATCTTGCAGGTCAGTCTGCAAGTCGAGGAAGGCACCCTTCTTGATGAGGTTCTGAAGCGTCAACAGAACCGCATCGTCAATGTCTGCGTACTGCAAACCCATCTTTCGTTTCCTTGTTACGACCTATTCGCGAAGTAGCGCTTGTCAAGCATGTCGGCTACTTCCTCGGTAGGCGACCTTTCGGTCTTGCTCTTGCTTCCGCCGGGCCGGGAGATATCCTGCGCGGCGCGTTTCTCCATCCTTTCAGTAAGTTGCGCTTCATCCATTCGCGCAAAATCATCCTTGAGAACGATCCGTGCCACTTCGTCGAACATGTCGTCCAACTTGGGCACCGGGAGATTGCTTGCCCGATAACCTTCAACCAGAATAGCAATCTTGCCTGCGATCGCATCTGCCGTTTCCGGCGTAATGTTAACGGCGGAGACTCCATCCTTTCCAAGCACCTTGTCGAACGAATCGCTCAACTCGGCAACCTTGCCATTAAACCACGATGCAATCTCTCGCTCACGCGCTGCATCCACAGCCGAAGACTGCGACGCCTGTTCCGCGCGGAAACTGTCGAGTTGCGACTGCTGATCCGTGACCAGCTTCTTCATTGCCTCGAATGCCGCAATGACATTCGGGTCTGTTTCTTCAGGATCGAGCGTAGGCAGCGCCGCCTCAAGCGCCTTCTTTCGATCCTCAGCGGCCTTGGCGTCCTCAGCGCGCATTGCCTCCAATTCCTCGGATTCAATCCGCTCACGCTCCAATCGCTGCCGGTCGGATACGAGCTGATCGACGAGCTTATCGTCTCCCAGAGCTACGGCATCGGCCGCGCTGATTCCGGCATTGATTGCCCGCATTATTGCGGCGGGAGAAGTTCCTTTACGTCCTCCATCGTCGCCGCCGTCTGCATCTGCGTTTCGGCTTCCTTCGTCTTCTGCACTTCCGCCTTGACCGTCCGTACCAGCCGAACCGCCCGCGACAGTATCAGAATCACGTTCGCTACTTTGTTCAGGACTGACAACAGTGTCGCCATCGCTCTTGTCCTCTCTCTTCGTGCCGTCACCTTCAGACACGAACGCCCCGCCACCGTCAGCGGCTTCGCCCTTGCTGGCTTCCTTGGCGGCATCTGCGCTCGCGGTTGTCGCTGCGTCGATCTCTGCGGTGAATTCTTCGGTGAGTGCCATAACTTCGTTTCTCTCTTCTAGGTGAAATTCTCGATATACTCTGCGAGCATTCTTGCACGATCTGACGAGTCTCTTAAATGCCCAAGAGCCATGTTGCATCCCTTGCACAGCCACCCACGAAAAACTCCCGTTTCATGGTCGTGATCCAAGTGCAATTTTTCACTGCACTCATCCTCTGGAACTCCACACGCAAAGCACTTTCCAGTGAACGCCTCACGTATGAACTCTTCGCTAGAAATGCAAGGAGCGTATCCATGCTTTATCGAGTACCTAGCAACCCTCACTAGGGCGTAGTGAAAACGGCGAGCCATTTCGTTTTCACGACTCTTCCGATTGCACGTTACCTTGTTCTCCTCGTAGTATCTGCGCCTCGCTGCCCTTACCGCTGACCTTTTCCTGTTCGCAGACTTTTGCGCATTGTAGCATGTTCTGCACTGGCCCCGCACTCCGCCGGACCTAGGCGGAAACTCACTAATACACTTCTCGGCGTTGCATGTACTGCAAATCTTAGTCATAGCTTGCGTTGTCATGTAACCCTCTGCATTTTAGCGCCTTTTCGCGTTCAGCCTTGCTCTTGTAAATTGGATCACCGCTCAGATTGACCTCTACGTTGAGGCCGTGCTTTTTGTAGTGATCCCGCAACTCTTGGGCTTGCCACGGTTGCACACCGGACGCGGTACACGGAGCCATTGGCCAGCCGGGATTCGTCTCCGTCTGCAACGCCTTGCGTTCTGCGGCAAAGCAGCGCTCGGCAATCGTTCCATCTTCAAGCGTGATCGTTTGCGGGTGGTCTTCATGCATCTGCATGAAGCGCTCAACGATTGTCCCGTCGCTCGTAATGTAGCAGTAGGCAGGCATGTTCACATTCTACCATGTTTGAGTATTGTAAGTGTGCGATTGACAGAGGTAGCCGGCCAAAGGCACGTAAAAGCCGAGTATTACGCTGATGAGCCGGTACTAGAACCGGCGCTCATGAGTTGCTGCATCATCTGGGCCGTCTGTGACTGCTGTGGAGCTGGAGAACTGGCATGCGTGTATGTTCGCTGCGTCATTGCTGGCTTGAAGCCAGCGCCAGACGCGGGCCCCCGGGTACTCTCGGGCATGTCCACGAAGATAACGAACTCGTCAGCTTCGGGGAAGTTGGCATACTCGCCCGCTCGCTTCAAGATCGCCTTGACGTCGATAACTCCGCCCTGCGCCATGATAGCGTCGGCAAGCGGCAGGATGAACTCGTTCACGATGCCACGCAGCTTGCCGAGCTTCACTTCGGGGCTGTCCTTTTGCATCGAGTGCACGTTCAGTTTGATGTAGAACGATCCGAACTCCGCGTTGCGACGTTCCGCCGGCCCGAACTCCACCGGGATCTTCCAATCGACGCCCGGCACGGTCTTCATAAGCATTCGCTTCTTCACCGGGTCCGTCCACTCGTAGTACGCGAGCGCTTGGAATACCGACTCGGTAGCGGTAATCGTCGTGTCGCTCATATCGTCAAGCTGCGCGTTCGCGGCACCGGAGATCAGCTTGTCTTGCATGGCAGTCTCCGCCTGCGCACCAAGACCACCGAGGGAATCGAGGTTCCCGGCGAAGTACGACATGAGATCGCGAGTCTGAAGGAAGAACAGCATTGTCTGCGGATCAATGCCGCCGGCCTTGAGCACCTTGGGGTCTTGCCCTTGATACTTGAAGCCTTCGCCGTCGCGAGCGTTTTTGAAGGCCCCTACGCCTTCGTCGTCATTGGCGAAGCCAAGGCAAGTCTTCTGAGAGTCGGCACCGTTGCCTAGCTTGCGGAACAGCGAGTTGCCGAGATCGTGCAAGTCACGCCACAATGCGACCGAAGGCAAGGGCATTAGCTGCCCCGGAATCGAATTGTACGACAGCTTGAAGTATGGCGAATGTCGCAACTCGTCAAGGTCGACTTCGCGAATAACGCGCTTGTCGCGTACCGCGACGGTGACGAGAAGCCCTTCATCGGGAACCCACACGTCACGCAACCACTTCTTATCCTTGTACGTGACCATCGTTTCATCAACGGCGATCTGTTGCGTGCGACGTTCTCCGTTCGGTCCCAGCGGAGTTCTTTCGTCACGCGACAAACCTTCCTTGTTGACGAACCGCTTGTCCTCCATGATCTTTTCGTAGTCTTCCCAATAATCGTTACCCTCGAAGTCGATCGTATCCATACGCGTAGCCGACATGTCGATGAAGTAGTCGTCCAGGGTCACGAGATCCGCGAACGTCTTCCCGTTGTTCAGGCCGCACTTAATGACGCCCCAAGGTGAGAAGATCGCCTCAGTCACCCACTGACGCAGGGTGTGAACGAGATTGATCTCGCCCGGTATCAGGTTGAGCGCCTCTTGGAATGTTGCCGCCAGCGGTCGTATGTCTTGACTGACGGTCGACAGCATTGCTGTCGGGGCACGCGCTGCAAGCCGTCGCACGAAGATCATAACGGCGAGCGCAAGGAAGTTCACGGGCACGATACGTTCGGCTCCGCCTTCAGCATAATGCGAGCCGCAGAATTGCTGGAACGCATCGAAGCGTTCTCGACGGGGGAAGATCATTTGCCGAAGCGACCATTCAATCGCCTTGTCTAGTCGACCCCATCGGGTCTCGTTCATGTAGAGCGCCATTTAGTGTCTCCAACTATCCGGTAATTCAAACATCGGATTAGCTCCCCTCCGCATTTCTTCGCGCATCTGATTGCGCCATGCAAGGGAGCCGTAAGCGGCTTTGGGCTTTTCAGCTTCGGTCGGAGAAAACTTGCGCTCGTCAAAGCCTTTAACGGCAAGGGCGTCAGCAATGACCCTATCTCCGTGGTTCGACTTGGCACCGGTCGGGTCTTTCTTCGATAGTGACCGCGAGTGCGCAACGCTACCATCGGGCGTATGCACGTATTCAAGACACTCTTGAATTGCGATTCGAGAGTAGTTTGCGATGGTGTTGCGTTCAAGACGATTTCGATACTCACTGAGTAGAGATAGCTTCGATTCTTTCGTGCTAGCCCATCCCGGTATGTTCGAGATTTTCTTCGAGATCGCTTCTTCCTGTCGCTGGTAGTAAATGTTTCCATAACCCAGCTCCACGATCTTCGCGCCTGTCTGTCGACCGGGACCGTTCCTTTCCCAGATTATAAACGCATCCCCCGCCCACTTGGCCAGCGCGACAGCTTGGAGGGCAAGACCTTCTGGCCGAACATAGGGGTTGGCGTACTCGAAGACTTTTGCGCAAGTCCTAGTATCGTAACCCATTATCGTAGAATTGGACGCGCCGGTTCCAGCGCTGACGTCGATCCCGATAACT